CAGTAAATGAAGTTGTACTGCGTGCCGGGGTTGCCGGTTGGCCAAATGTTGATGCTTGGCAGGTAGTTGCGATACAGCCCGTCGCCCGAGGTGTGTGTAGTGGCAGTTGTGCCATTGACGCCGCGATAGCAGTTTAAAATCTGGTTTGCATTGCTGGTCGAAGCATATCCCAAACCTTGGTACAAAATTGTTTCTGTGCCTATGTTGACATATCCCTGTGTTGCCAAATTGACTGTACTGTCAACATACAAAGTCGTGTCTGTCGCTGTAGCATTTTGGGTCAAAGCCGCGCTTTGCACGCCGTTAACGTTGCCAGACTGACGGTCAATCCACACCTGAATAGGCCGGCCATACGCATTCTTCGTGGGAATTGTGGAATAGGTACTTTCACTAATACGGGTGATATTAATGTCGACCTGATTCTGGCCTACGCCTGTTCGGATGACCTGATCCATGAGGTCAATGGTGTCTACGGGCAGAGGGTAGGAGATCTGACCAGCATTGATGTTGATCGGAATCTGCCCTTGCTCAATCGTCCAAAGGTTAATGCCCTTGTTCGCCCACTCAATCGTCATGAGGTTGATGCTGCGACGTGCGGTCTTCAGGTCATAACCTGAACGCAGTTGCTTGCCGCAGCGCTCAAACGCCTCTTCCGTCAGCTCACTGAGGTCAAGGTTGAATGTGGACGTTCCAGAGGTAGACATTATTTGCTTTTTGCTGCACGTAAGTTGTCGACTAAATTTGGGTAAGGACGACCACCAGCTTTGGCCGCAGCTTTCGCTTTGGACTTCTGGCCAGCAGACAATTTCTTGGGCGCACCCAATCCTTTAGGACGAGGTTTATCCCAAACTTCGCCGCCCTTTTTGTAAAGGTCAACAGCGTTCGGGTCATCTTTGCGATGGATAACCTTTCTCTTGGGCATTTTGGATGGAGACACTGCCCCCATCCCGCGTGAGGCCATCATTTTTTATGGGCCATTCCGCCGCCACACATTGCTTGCACATGCTCCATATGGTACTTGTGGCCAGCAGCATGTTTTCTAAAATCATGCTTGTGGTGCTTGTGGCTTTCAGTTTCGTGTTTAGCAATGAACTCGTCGTGGCGGACCATGTCAGGGCCTGACATTGGCTCTTGACGTTCTTTGACCATATTGTGTTTCATACAATTTTTCCTTTTGTTTTGCCGCGTTCGCAACAACCGTCGCCGCGACTTGAAGCTGATGACGATACTTTACCGCCTTTTTTCATGTGCTTTGGAGCCGCTGCAGCCGCCTTGTTAACGTTAGCTTGAGCGTTGGCTTCATTGCACTAAGATTCCATTGCATAGCGGTCTGCTGGGCTAACGTAATCTGCATCAGATTCGTCAGTGCGTTGCGGGTTTACAAACCCACGTCCTGCGCCTGCTGATTTCATGATAGTGCCTTATTTTTTCTTGGCAACTTTGCCGCCACGTTTCATGGTGTTGACTGCTGCGCCGGTACCGATTGTGTTGCCAGACATCTTTGGCATCATGGCTTTTGTGTGACCCTTTTTCTGGATCTTTGATTCGCCGCGAGAGCCAAGTTTGTTCGAACCTTTTTCAACGTCCTTAGACATTGTGCGTGGACCCATTGTTTCTTTAGCCATGAGGCCTCCTGTTTTAAATTTGCGGCCTTTATCGGCCTTGCTGAAATCTCGCCCCACGGACTGTGGGACGCCGGCTTTCTTGGCGAACGAAGCACTGTGCGCCACGGCCTCCATGAAATTGTGTTGGGAGCGCGATTTAGAAGGCATTGCGTTGCTCCTTCATGTAGGCATCGAGCTTGTCGTTGAGTTTATCGAAGCGTGCGTCAATATGCAAAAGAAATTTGTCCATTTCGGCCTGCGTCACGTTTTCGCGCGCAATCTCTTCGCGGGTGCGGTTCAGAAGAATCGTCACGCGGCTGAGCTCAGCAGACTTCTCGCGCAAATTCCATGCAATCAACCCAATGAAGGTTGTTAGCAACGCGCTCCAAAGTGAATTTGCTTCCATGTCAACATTTCCATTTTTTCAAATACTCGGCCAACTGCTCCGCTTTAACAGAACTGTCGCCCAAGTTGCCGGCAGCTAGATTGCATCTACCGCAAAGCAAATCTCTCACTTCATTTGTTTTGTGATTGTGGTCAACACAAGGCCTATCAGAATTGATTCCATCAAAAACAAATGTTACTTTGCAACAAGCGCATTTACCACCTTGTGCCAAAAGTTTTTCAGCAAACTGAGCGGCAGTAATTCCATATTTTGCAGGCAAATTGTATTTTCTTACCTCTACTCGCATGCAAGGCTTGCAAGCATAATTGAGTCCAGAAAGTTGATTTTTGTTTTTACTAAACGCAGACGGGTCTTTCCACTCGCGGCATTTACTGCAGCGGTAGCGTCCTTGAGCATCTGCCGTTTTGGCAACTCTGCCCCAATCACGTTTAATGTTCAACATGCCCATTTCCTGAGGCTTTTGTTAATCCGGCTGTCTGGGTCTTTGGCGGTCTTGGTCGAAGTCAATTTCTTCTTGGCACCTTCCATCCGCGCACAGAAAGAATCCTTGCGTTTTCCGCCTTCTGGCTGAGGTGCTTTTAAGTTCATCCCCTCCTTCTTTGCGGACGCCCGCCCTTTGGCGTTCAAGCCGCCATTCTTGTTCTTGCCTTCTTTCCTTTGCCATGCTGCTGTTTTAGCCATATTAGGCCATCGCTTCCTGACAGACCACGTTCACCTGCACTGTTGCGCCGGAGGACGATGTAACCGCAACCGTCAAAATGTCAGCAACGTTGCCCTTGATGTTTGTTAACACAGGGAAGAAGTTTGACAAATCAAGCTGTTGCAAGCCGTTGTTGGCTGTTGAGAAAGCGTACACCACCTCGCCGCCAGCCAAGGAAATGGCGCTTAAATCTTGTTCGGCAAACGAGTTGTACGAACCCAAAGTGTTCAATGGAACAAAGCTGGCGCCTTGCAAAGACACTTGGTTGGTAGGAGTCGATGCAATCAATTCCACCAGAGCAGTTGCTGAAGAGTTAATCAGCAAGGTCACGGGCAACAACTGACCACGGTCAATCAAACCAATTTGATAGCTGTTACCAGCCGATGGGCCTGTTGCCAATGGTCCGCTAGTCACAATGTCTTGGAAAGTCAAAGTGTTGGCGGTGTTTGACGTAATACGTGCTGTGTAAGGCGTTGTGGCAACCGCGCTGTTGCTGTACGCGCCGGGAGTTTTTGGACCAAAGTTGATTGACACTTGGTTATACGTCAACACGGTCACGTTGTAAATGCCGTTGTAGTTTGATGGCGATGCCCCAGTGATTGTGATGACATCGTTGTTGTTCAAAAAGTGAGCACTTGTAAACGACACGGTTGCCGTGTAGTTTGTAACACCCGCAACAGTTGAACTTGTCAAGCCGCTGATGGTTGAAATAGAAGGCAGGCTTGCCGCATAGTACAAGTATTTGCCAACCCATTGGTTGACGCCCCAGTAATTGACCGTTGGATTGGATGCAGGGCTTGCACCATTAGGGAAGTTCGGGACCTGCAAAATCAATGTAGTTGCGCTTGGCACTCGTTGGATCAAGTATGTATTTGCAGCATACGATTGAGTTGCAGTAATTGTTCCAGACACCCCTGCAATTGCAGATGCACTGCTCACTTGGTATGTACCTGCCGCGCCGGCTGTATAGAAGTTGTACGTTCCAGAGGCTTGCACAGTCAATGCGTTGCTCAAAACAACAGATGCGCCAATCACTTGGTTGACAAATGTTCCCGCAGGAATACCAGTACCAGATGCCAACATGCCAGCAACAATGCTTGCACTAGAAGACAAACCAATAACGCTAGAGCCGACAGCGCCGCCACTTACAAAAGTTGGGCTTGCTGCCGCAGCGTTTGTTGCGGTAAGTTGTGTGACGATGGTTGGCGATCCAATGATGCCTGTGCCACTCAACACTTGCTGGTCAGTAAAGACGCCGCTTGCAACAGTCGTAACAGTCAGCGTAGTACCGGAAACAGAATAGTTGCCGGTTGTTGATGTTGCCACTTGCGTGAAAGCACCCAACGTAATGTACTGAGCTGGTTGGTTCTGAGCAGCAACGGTAACGGGATAACCGTGCCCGCTGCTGGCAAAAGTCAACAATGCTTGCCCATTATTGCCTTGGCCAACAAACGTGCTCAATGCGTTTGCAGGAGCGCCAGAGTTACCAATGGTCAAAGTGGTTTGTGTACCAGCAGTAATTGCAGAGTATGTGTTATCAAACAAATCTGTTCCCATGGATCTCATGCGGAAAGACATTGCTGGATAACGCTTAGAACTTGCAGGAACTGTTTGGTTCTGTGTTGCGGCATCGTTGCCATAAGAGTAAGTAAAGCCACGCTGTAGATCACGGCCACCTTCAATCAAAACAGACACACCGTAGTGAGTCATGATTGACTGAGCACCAGTGGAGGTGTTGCGCTGCTCGTAGCGAACTGGCAAGTTACCAGTACGGCTCCAAGGCTTGACTTGGTTGACGCCGTTTACAACGCCATTACCTGTGCCAACTTGGTGAAGAATCCAAGGCTCGCCATTAATGACCACGCCCCAACGCAAAGCGCCTGCGCCGTACCAAGCGTACTCCATCCAAATCATTTGGACTAAGGACCAGTTGATACCGTTAATGATTGCTTTATTGCCGTTCCATTGCGACATGTCAAAGACTGTGTCAACAGGAACGCCGCCCGAGTCAGAGCGAATTACGCAATACATGCCGTATGGGTTTGTTGACCCATTGGCATTGTTTTGCATAAAGAAAATGCCATTGGAATCGTCAAAGATACCAACACGCTGATATTGGCCTGCAGTGGCTCCGCCAAAGTTCACGTTCGATGCCATATACATCGATTTACCAGGCTGGTAACGATGGTATGGGCGTGATTGACGGATTGTGATATCGCCAGAAATAGGGGGAACGCTGGTTACGCCAGTACCAATTGTCATCGTCACGCCGCCCAAACCGGGGTTTTGCACGATGGAAGCGTTGCCAGATGCGTTCTGAATAAACTGTTCCCAACGCAAAGGCTGAGCGCCGTACTCAAAGTCGGCGTCGTAAATGTTTTGTGATTGGCTTACTTTTAGTTTGCCAACAACGTCACGCAAGCGCTGCGGCATAACCACTTGAGCCGCGCCATCAATACCTTGCCATGGCGTGCTGGGCGTTTGATTGCCCATGCCGCCTGTCTGAGAAAGGTTCGAACCAATGTTGTTCGAGTTATTTCCAGAGAAAAAATTTAATAAATTCCACGCACTCATATCAGCTCCTTAGATTTTAAAAAAGGGGACCGTAGCCCCCTATGGTTTATCAATCAAAGTTACCGTATGGGTAAGTTGTGCTGTTACCAATGTTCAAATCTGATTGGTTGTAGCGCAAGGTCAATTCAACTTGACCAGAAGACAAACCAGCAGATGAAGTTGTCATCTTCAATGTCACAACCACTTGGGAGAACCATGTTGGCTGTTGGCCGGCTTGCAGGTTTTGGAAGTCTTGCAATGTTGAGATAGCGTTTGTCAATTGCGAACCAACATAAGTTGCTGTGTAACGTTGAGCGGCTGGGCTGGAGATGTTGGAAAATGTGCCATACACGCCAGTAGACGTTGCAAAGTTATTAGAAACGTAAGGCTGAATTGCAGTCACTGCCAAAGGTGTGCCTGCGTTGTCCTTGGGAACTGTGCCAATGTCAAGAATGACGTCTGTGATGTTTGAGCCGTAGGGCAAATAAAACACCACGCCGCGATACACGATGGTCGATGCGTCCGCAGTAGGAGCTGATGCAGCAGTAGGCCCTGTGTTGCTAAACACGCCGCTTTGGGGTGTGTAGATCGTAGCGTTGCTGTTAGGGATGTTGTTCGATGCAACAAACTGACCAGAGGCGCCGCCATAGTTGGCAGTGTTGGCAGTTGTTACAGAAAAATCTAAAAGAGCTGTTTGAACCAGATCAACGTAACCAACGTTGCGAACTGGGCCAAAACGGTTATCGCCCGCAAGAATCGGGCCTTCAAAGGTGGAGCGTGCCATGACAAAAAGTCCTTATGCAAAAGTACTTGTACCAATCGTTGCATCGTCTGCTGGGCCAGTCCGGTACAAGCGAAATCCCAGACAGCACAAGCATACACCATTTTTTCATCATGTCAATAAAAAAGGGAGCCGAAGCTCCCTTTCCTGTAAATACCAATCCAAAGATTAGTATGAACCGTACACGCCCAAAGGATCGCTGACGCCGAAGCTGTAACGTTCGCGTGATTTGTAGCGCACGTTGCCAGTATCGAAGTCGCCGTCCATGCTGTTTTGCAGAGGGGTACGCACAAACATTTTCAAACCGTTAGGCACGTCAGTGGTCAAGAACCATGCGTTACTGGCGGTCAAGAAGTGGTTGATTGTGTAGCCTTCTGGCACAGAACCGTTGTTCTTGATGGCGTTGATATCGTTGTTGTTGGTACCGACGCGAAGTTCGGTTTCCAACAGGCGGGTAGCCACGAATTGCAACGCTGGGGGAACAATCAGTTTCTTGGGTTTGGCGGCGATCAACAGGCTACGTTCATCAGTCCAAGCAGCGATTTGAATCACGGCGTTTTCCAACGCTGTTTCGTTCAAGTCGGCAGGGGTAGATGGAGTGTTGGCGTTGGTGCCGCCAGAGATCAGTGGGTGAGCAGAAGAGAACAAAGGCTGGCCGTCACCATAGGTAAATTGGCTGTTAAAACCGTTGTTCAAAACTGCTGCCGCTTTGACTTGCTTGGTGTAAGCCATGGCACGAGCCAAAGCTTTGGTGTAACGAGCGGACAACGAGTCATACAAGTTGTCTTCGATAGCTTCTTCAGTCAAGCTGAAGCCCAAAGCAATAGTTTCGTGGTTGTAACGAGCTGTCCAAGCTTCTTGACCGTTGTCATAAGCGATGCCTTGGCCTTCGTTTTTGACGGGGGCGGCAGAGAAACCAGACAGTTTTGTTTCTTCTTCAAACGAACGTTCAGAGGTTTCGATCTCATAGATCTCTTTGTGCTCTTCGCCGTAGCGACCGTACTCAAGACCGAACAATGCGTTCAAACCGGGGAGCAGTTCTTTAAGTAACTGTGCGCGTGAAATAGCCATTTATGTTCTCCTTAATTAAACGCCAGTAGCGTTCAGGTAGCCGTGGTAACCGAAGTTCCAAGTCACCAATGCTTCTGGATAGCCTGTGAAAGAGAACTGAGCTGCGGTCGACTGGGCGGTTGTAACTGCGGTGTTGATGGTCACAGAAGTGCCAGACACTGCGGTCACGTATGTGCTGGAGCCGGGGTTAATGCCGGGGCCAGCAACTACCATGCCGGGGGTGATCGCGCTGTTGGCAGAAGCCAAAGTGATGGTTGTGCTTGAGCTGGTAGCAGAAGCGGCAACAGTCACAGCAGACTCTTTAACAACTTGAACGATACGGAAAGGTGCGGAAGTGGTAATAGGTGTGCTCACGGTGGCAGATGCAGAAACTGCAATACCAGCTTGAGAGTCGCCTGTGGTTGTAGAACCAGTGTTACCAGCAGCAGCGCCGATGTAATAAGCGTTCGAGCCAACGAATGCGGGGTTGATGTACTGGATGGTTGTGGAACCACCGGTGCCTGCTGGGTTGACCACCACGGCTGTTTGGAAAACAGCTTGAGGATCATCCACAACATAACCGATTGCATCGGGAGCTGAGACGCCGCCGTTCCAATATTGATAACGGTTTTTGCCGTAAATTGGACCGCCAGTGGTTGAGTACTCGGCACCCACGAACACGCCAATAGTGCCTGCGACGGCAGAAGAAGCGTTGTAAGCGAGGGTAGAAGCAACAATGTTACCGATGTTTGCGCCAGTACCGATTTGCACAACGTCACCGTTGTACAGCGAAGTGCCGTAACCGTTGGTGATCGGGAACATGCGAGTAGAGCCCGCAAACACGCGACCGCCAATCAGGTTAACAGGCTTGAGGCCGTAAGGGGCCGAGACTGCTGGATATGCCATTTAAAACTCCAAAAAGAATTACTGTTTTTGTCCAAAGCTCACTGTGGACTTTCTCTCTTGGAAGAGAGGCATCCGAGCGTCGCTTTGGCGCATGAAACTGTTATCCACAGCTTCCGAGCTCTGTTTGGTCATGTTCGCTTCGTATTCAAAACGAGCCTTCACAATTTCGCTTGGAATCTTGCACAACAGCAATCCACCAATTTCGATGTTGTCTTTAAAACGACTGTCGTGATCAGTGAACATTTTGTATTGCGGCTGCTCTTCGGCGCGGACTGGCTCGTATCCTTCCCTCAGTCTTGAGGAGAGATTACGGGGGTCAGCATTGTTAAGCATCGAAACACGGACCCAGCGATATTCATAACCGGCCTGCTTGTCTGGCTCTGGCAAAAGATCTGGCGGCAACCATTGTTTGGGGCGCTCAGTAAATTCACGGTTACTAACTTCACGGGTATTACGATTCTGTGCCATGTCAGGCCTCCAATTTCAAAACTTCACGGACATATTGCTCAGGTGTTATGTTGAGCTTTTTAGCAATTGCAACTTGCGATTGCGTTAGGCGAACTCGCTTCGGCGCTGTCGACCGAGCTGCTGACGCCACTACCGTGGCAGACTTTGCTTTTGAAGTTGCCTTCTCTGGCTTAGCCTCTTCAGTTTCCTGAGCGCCGAAGCTTTCTGGAAACCGTTTACGCATTGTTTTGTCCAACGCGGCGTAATACTCTTCAGAGCCAACTTTTACCCCTCGTTCACGTAAGTCTTCGTGCACTCCGAGTGCTGTTGCCGTCATCACTTTGTCCCGTCCGAACCAAGGATTGTCGTCTTGCCACTGCATTACGCGGTTATCAGGACGAGGCACAGCGGGTTGTTGTGGCTGCTGTGGTTGAGTTTGTACATTAAATTGCTGCTCTTGTAAAGAGGGCAACTTAAACTTTTTTATGGTGTCAAGATTATTTTGAGCACGAATCAATTCTTGCTGGGCGCGCAACATGCGGTCAGAGTCACCGGCTTCATACGCTTCTTTGTATGCTTGCTCGGCGGCCTTGAGCTCTGTCTTGGCTGCCTTTTTCTTGGTGTCTTTGTAGTCTTTCTCGCCATTGGCCAGCAATTGGTTGGCGCGTTGGAGTTGAGCATTGAGCATTTGAGCCGCTTCAAGAGCTGCAATGCGTTCGCGTTCTGCGGCTTCTCTGGCTCGGCGTTCATCATGCCAAACCTTCTTCATGCGAATGATTTTGTCTTTTGCGTCTTTGCTGTATTTGTCAACTTCGTCAACTTCAATTTCCAACTTTTTGACATCATCGGGATTTGTTGGTTTTCTGCCACGGTCTTCTTCGGGCGTGTCATCCTCAATCTCGATCTCAAGCTTTTCTTCCTCGGGCTGTTGTTCAGCCTGAGTTTCAGCTTCAATTTCATCGGGGAATTTAAATTCTTCCCCGTAAACGTTTTCAGTTGCCATGTCCGGCTCCTTTATTTAAATGTTTTGCGGGTAATGCCGCGTGGATCATCCACGACCATTTCCACTGAATCATCATTGATTGAGCGGAATTCTTTGCCATGAATCACAATTCGTGTGCCGGCATTGGGGCGAACAATGACAAAGTCACCCTCTTTACACCAAGGCCCGGTTGGAAAGCGCGTTTTGTCTGCATAACAGTCGGGACCCACAGAAACAACAAAAAGAACTGTTGTGAGGATCTCGTCGGTACGCATCATTTCCTCGGATTTAACCAATCCAAGTTCGCTGCCTTCAATAGTCTCATCTTGCTCGGGAACAGCGCACAAAATTCGATACCCTTGTGGTCGGGGTAGCTGTTTTGCCTTTTCCTCTGCTGGTTTATTCAACACTTGCGATAAGTCAATCGCATTAATTAAGTCTAGGTTTTCACTCATTGTCGGAGTTTTCCATTCGTTGTTCTAGGTCTTTGATGATGGCACATGCAGATTCAAGACCCCGTAACTGGCCGCATGTGTATTTGTATTCCTCATAGCTCGAGCAGTGTCCTCGAGCCATAGCATCAGACAGCATAGTCATGCGTTCTTGATACTCTCTCAAGAGGTATTCCAGATGTTGATCCATTACTCTCCTTTAGGTTTAGGTTTGTTTTGCGCTGCCTTCATCTGCATGTTGTGTTTATGCAGATCTACGGCGTGCCCTTTGTCTGCCATGGCTTCTTGTTGCGCCAGCGTGGTGGCGTGTTTGACAGCATCCATGGCATGACTGCGCTCGTTTTCCACTTGGTCTTGGCGGAGTTGAGCGGCTGTTTTGAGAGCATCCATTTGCATGTTTGCATGCTCGCGGTTGTTCTGCTGTTTGATCTGGGCGGCAGTTTTGAGCGCGTCCATTTCGAGTTGTTTCTTGCGCAAGGCAACGTCTGCCTGATCTTTGGCGGCTTTGCGTTGAAGCTCTTGCGCCTTGATCTGAAGCTCTTGCTGTTGCATTTGCACAATTGGGTCTTGGGCTTGCTGCTGCGCTTGCTGCTGGGCGGCCTGACCTTGGTTCATTGCCAGCAAACGCTGGGCAGCCATGGCCAACATTGGTGCCAAGCGAGCTTCGGCTTGTGGGTCCATGTGGACTTCTTCGCCCGACTGATCCATCTGCGGCGGCAGGCTGAAGCCAAGCTGCTGCTCGATCTCCACGCGGTACTGGAATCCCAAGTGCTCGTTGATGTGCGACATCATGGCCGACTGCAACTGCTGTGCCATTGGGTTGTTTTGCAGCAACGATGCAATTTTGGGATCTTGCATGGCCGACATGTGAACCGCAATGTGGGCTTGGTGGTCTTGAGAAATGAACGCCTTGACCGGCTTCATCATTAGGATGTTTTGGTTTTCGCTGATTGGATCCACGGGCACCATGTCTTCCGGCATTGGGATCAGCTTGGAAGCATTCTTGATGCCCAGCACTTCCAGCATCTGGCGGTGCAACAGGGGCATGTTGTACATCTGCGGCGCGGACTGAGCCAACTGCAAAACGGCTTGGTACTGGACAATCTTCTGCGCCATAGTAGACGCATTGGGATCGCTGACAGGTATAACATCTACGTTATCGTAGTCCGACTTCTTGGCGCGGCGGTCACCCTCTGAAGGATCGTAGTCGTATTCCTCTGGCGTGTACTCGGCAATGATGTGTTTGAGCAGTTTGAGCTCTTGCTTCAAGCTGAAATGCACGCGCGCTTGGACGGCAGACATCACCTTTAAGGTGCGCTCAAGAATCGCCAAAGTGGTGCCGACCGGCGCATTGGCCGACATGTCAGATAAATTTAAATCTGCTGTGTTTGCAAAACGGCGACCTTCTTCAATGATTTTATCCATTAAAGCTGCCAGCACTTGGCTTGGTTCTTTGTATGGCAACGGCAAAATGTTGTCGCGCATTGAGCCTGCAGGCACGTCAACGTCACGCCATTCACCGGGGGCAATCGGCGTATCGTCGCCTTTAATGCGCATGCCGCGCGCCTTAAAGCCTCCGGGCAAGTTTGACAACGTACCCGCGTCTACCAACTGACGAATCAGCGATGTACCACTCTTGGCATAAGCACCAATCAGGTGAATCAGGCCAAAACAGTAGAAACCAAAGCCGGGGATGTAGCCGTAATGCACCAAGTGTGTACGTTTTTGGTAGCTGTCATCATCTGGCTCCCAGTTTCTACGGATGGCCAAGATTTTTGTGGAGCCTTTCTCCATTGTGACGATGTATGGCAGGGCAATACCTGTTGCTTCACCGTTTTTGTCTTTGTCTTCGTAGCCGGGCAAGTCCAAATTAACTTGCATCTCCAGAATCTTAAATCGGTCGTCCGCAGTGGCGCGAAAACCCATTTTTTCAGCAATTTTTTTCTCAACTTCGTCCAAAGAACTATGCGGATCGCCCAAATCAATGTCACGATAGAAGCCGCCGACCTGCAAAATGCGCAAATCGTTCTCGGTTTTGCGCATCACATGCGTGACGCGGGGTGAAGAATGCAAGTCTGACGCTCCGTATGGGACAACAACGTCTTCTGCGGGCACATACATTGACACTTGGCGGTCAAGACCGGGGTCAAAATACACCTTTTTGAAGGCGTTGCCGGCCAAACCCAAGCCCCAAAGCATGCGTTCAGTCTCTGGGCGGTACTCAGGCATTTTCTCTGTAAGCTGGTAGTTCATGTCATCTTGAACTCGCTCAGCAGATTCTTTTTTAGCCGGAGTTTCTTTGCCAACAATCACTGTTTTGACGGGTCCTGCGGCTGGGAAAATCGACATCATGGTTTCTGACTGGAATTTCACCAGTGCCTCGGCCAGCAATGGGTGGTAAACACCGCATGCGCCCTCCCATGGTTCGCTACGCTCTTCAATTTTCAGGCCAAGAAGTTCAAGGCCATCAACATAAGTCTGAATCCAGTCTTTGCGCGAAGAAATGTCGTCATCAAAATCGCTGATCAAATCGCCAGCAATGCGCGCCAGCTCTTGCTCATCCATGTATTCGGCAAGGTTGGCATTGAAATCTTCATCGCTTTCTTCTTCTGGCTCCAGCGTAATTTCCATTCCGTCGACGCCAATCATTACAGCATCAGGATTTTCAATTTCAATTTCAATGGGCTGTTCATCTTGAGCCAACTCATCAATTCCTTGTGGAGCTGCGTACAGAGCTTTGTCGATTGCCATGGTGTGCCTTTAATAATATGCGTATGAGCGGCGCTTGACTTTGATGTCATCTTCTTCGTCAGAGTCTAGTCTGATAAAGCCGCCTTGACGGAAACGGATGAGCGCTTGGGTTGAAGAGTCAACCAAGTCGTCGTGTGCTGCATTTGGAAACGATGCCATCTGTTCAATCACTTCGTGTGCCC